GCTATGCACGAAAGGGCACAACCAAAGTCCTGACAGACAAAAACCTTGTATTTAACAAGGCGATGCACACACAAGCCCAATCCCACTGGTTCGAAGCCAGCAAGGCCGCAAATTTGGAGAAATGGATTCGGACGGCAGATAAGGCGGTGAAACGTGAACTCTGAGCAGAAAAGCATGGTAGCCAATGAGGAAGTCGAAAAAATCTCCCGCTATATGTCCGTGTGGGCCAACACCTTCCCGGACAAGCCGGTTACAGTCATCAAGTTTGAGTATTTGGACGTTGACAAGGTTGCCGGGGATGAAACAGCTATGGCTATTTCCACTATTCAAGGGACATATATCACCCGGAGGTACATCATAGGCGGCTATCAGGCTGAGTATCAATTCAAACTTATTTACCGCGTAAAGCCAGAAAGTAATAACAACCGATTGCAAGCAGATGAGATGTTGAACCGCTTCGGAGATTGGGCCAGGACCCAAAAACCAGACTTGGGCGACGGCATCAACGCCCTAAAAGTAGAACCAACCACACAATCCTCTAAGTTTGCCGCCTATGAAGACGGATACGAGGATTACCAAATTTTAATGAAATTGACATACGAGGTGAATGTATAATGGCGGACCTTGATTTTAACACCACAGCGGGTCAGACCGTAGCCCGCGAGATGCTGATCGCTTACCTGAACACCGGCGAGAGTAGCACTCCAACCTGGTCCCCTATCGGCAAGCGGGTGGAGGACAGCTCCATTGAGTTTGACTGGCAGACGGGAACTAAGGTGGACATCTTCGGAGATACCTATACTACTGGCAAAAAGGCCACCCGTACTCAGACCTTTGACCCCTGCGAGCTGGACGGAGCCGATGAGGCCCAGCAGAAAATTTGGAACCTGGCTATTAAGGACAATGATGTGAACGCCCTGTTGAACCAGGACATGCTCATCGTCCACCTGTATGCCGGAACGGCTAATACTGCGGTATTTGCAGAGCGATATTCCGCCTGTTCCGTCCTTCCCTCCGGCCTTGGAGGCGAAGGAGGCGGCTCTATCGGGATGCCTATTGATGTGACTTACGGCGGCACCCGTACAACCGGAACGGCGGCTATTTCCGGCGGCACCGTGACGTTTACTGCGGATGGAGATGCGTAATGAAAGAGCTGAACTTTGACGCCGGGCTCGTTACATACGCCTTGAACGGCAAGTGCGAGGTCTCTTTTAACCCCACCGACAGCAATTTTGTGGAGCGGCTGTATTCCGCCTTTGAGGATTTGGACAAGAAACAGGAGAGCTACAAGGCCCAGATTGAGAAGATGGCGGACAAGAAGGAGATTTTCGAGTTCGCCAGAGAACGAGACGCAGAGATGCGCGGTATTATTGACGGCGTATTCGAGGCTTCCGTCAGTGAGGCGGTGTTCGGCGGGATGAACGTCTACGCCATCGCCAATGGCCTGCCGGTTTGGTGCAACCTCATGATGGCCATTATGGACGAAATTGACACCACATTTACTCGCGAAAAGAAGCTAACCGATCCCCGTGTGAGCAAATACACGGCAAAATACCAAAAATACCAGAAAAAATAAGAAAGGAGCACGGCATGGGGTACGGCCTTCCAAAGAGTGTAGAAATAAACGGAGAAGCATTTGAAATCCGATATGACTATCGGGTCATACTGGATATCTTCGAAGCAATGAATGACCCGGATTCTAATGAGGAGGACCGTGCCCTTGATGTGCTCCAGATCTTCTATGTGGACTTTAATGGCCTGACGGATTACGATGCGGCAATAAAAGAATGCTTTCGTTTTATTAACGGTGGAGAGGATCCAAAGGAGCAAAAGGGCCCTAAACTGGTAGATTGGAAAATGGACTATCCGCGAATCATTGCACCTGTCAATCGGGTATTGGGATATGAAGCTCGCGCCGTGGAGTATGATGTTGAAACGAATACAGGCGGAATCCACTGGTGGACGATCCTGTCTGCATACTCAGAAATCGGAGATTGCCTGTTTGCACAGATTGTACGCATAAGAGACAAGAAAGCCAAGGGCAAGGCGCTGGACAAATCGGATAGGGAATTTTACAGGAAGAACCGAGACATCATCGACATCAAGCAGACTTACAGCAAGGCGGAAAACGACCTTGTAAACCTCTGGACGGGCGCAAAATGAAACCGCCCCCGGAGGGGCGGTTATGATTTTATCGTATCGTGCATTTTGTCAGCTGAACTTGAGCGATAGGAATGCCATCGCACTCACCAGCAATGGTAATATAGTCCCCGTCCTTCAATTGTGCAATCAAATCTGTCTGGTCTCCGTCCTTCGGAAAAAAACACTGGATAGGATAAAGACCATAACCGTCATTCGTTTCGAGAGAAATGCACGGTGCTTTTGTTAAAACATCCTGCCCGATGTTTTGAATTGTGCCAGTCACAACTAAGATTTTATCCTTATACAGCGCATCGGCATTCACTGCATTCTCCTTATATGCCTCCCACAAGCTGTTGGCTGAGATGGTGATTTCCTCCGGCTGGATGTTCTGATCTAAATTATTGGATGGCTGCGTGGGTGTAGTAGTTGATTGGCTTGGACTATGGCCAGCGTTTGACAGACTATCAGAGCGGCCCCCAAAAGTAAGAGATACAGCGGCAAGCACAGCAACAATAATTACCACTGCAAATACGATATTGTTTTTAATTCTTCTCTCACGGCTTTTCGGGTTATTTTCAATGTCGAACACGGCAGTTTCAGGAGCATCTGTTGTATGTTCACTTTCAATTACAAGATGGGAACCGGATATTGCAGTATTTACAACTTTTGCTGTATCTTCCGGTGATATAAGGATTGAAAGAGAACAGTCAATTTTCCGCCCTTTTTGGAATGAAAGCGTATGCGGCCCGTCTTGGGCGTAGGCAGAGATGGTTGCCCCATTTCGCAAAATCCCAACCATCTTCCCGTCTAAAAATACAGTGAAGTCAACAGCGCTCCCCCATGGGGATTTTTCCCGAGTAATGACAATTTTTTTATATTCGTCCATTTAAATTCCCTCCTTAAGGTGGTGATTCGTATGTCCGCTGACGGTTCCATTATCATCGACACTGATATTGACGATAAAAATGCACAGCAGAAATTGAACCGGATCAACAAGAAGATTCAATCGCTTGAAAATCAGCTTGCGTCAAAAAAACAAGGAAAACTTCCTCTGGAAGAAAATCTTAATTCAGTAAATACAAAACTGCAAGAGGCCCAAAAACGGCTTTCCATGCTGAAAGAGGAACAAAGCGCCATCAATGCCGCTATGTCACCTGGAGCATCACCAGATGATTATTTGCGCGCTTATTCAGATAAAGATCGTGTGAATGCGGCATTGAAGCAACAGCAGGCAGAAGTTGATGCTATTGAGAAAGAGTGGAAACAGGCAGATAGAGCATTATCTTCTTATAACTCTAAAATTTCTGGATTGGAGAGTAAGCTAAACCAGGCAAAAGTAGAAGCCGGTGGCATCTATCAACAAGTCTCTCGGACTGTTCCAGATACAAACAAAATGGCAAAATCAGTAGATCGTGCGCAGAAAAGTGCAGCCAAATTTTCCATGCGCCTACGTGAAGTTATCAGGAGCGCACTTGTTTTCACGATTATCACACAGGCTCTTGCAAAGTTCCGCGAGTGGATGGGCAAGGTCATTAAGACGAACGATGAGGCGCGGGCGGCTATTGCCCGATTGAAAGGCGCTCTTTTGACGCTTGCCCAGCCATTGATTGAGGTCATTATACCAGCGTTTACCAAGTTTGTCGATATACTAGCCAGAATTATTGCTATGGCGGCGCGTTTCACCGCTGCGCTTTTTGGAACAACAGCAGAAAAAGCGGCTGATTCCGCTGAAAACTTGTATGAGGAAACAGAGGCTATCGAAGGGACTGGGGAGGCCGCAGAGAAAGCAGAAAAGTCACTTGCTTCCTTTGATGAAATTAACCAACTTGCTGGAGGTGATAAGAAAAAAGAAGAGAATAAAAAAGAGGATAAATTGGAAGAGCCTATTGAGCCAGATTTTTCTATTGTAAAAAATAAAGTTCAAGATGCGCTGTCCTCCATTCTAGAATTGCTTACTGGTGCGGCTCTGCTTGCTCTTGGCGCGATCCTCGTGTTTACAGGCGCAAGTATTCCTCTTGGCCTTGCATTAATGGTAGCTGGAGCGTTGGCGATTGCAGACGCGATTACATCCAATCCTGAAGCCATAAAGACGCTATTACAAGGAGGTCTCGGGGAAGCCCTTTCCATTATTGGCCCGCTTGTCGCTGTAATAGGTGTGCTTCTGGTTGTGACAGGCCACATTCTTCTCGGCATAGCGCTTATCATTTTAGGAGCAACCATTTGGGCCGTTGGAACAGCATCGGGCGATGAAGGGGACTTTGTGCAAAATATTATCACACGACTTTCGGAGGCAGCTGCAGTTATTGGCCCCTTAATTGCCGTTTTAGGTGTTTTTCTTGTTATCACTGGGCACATCCTACTTGGTGTGGCGTTTATTATCGCTGGAGCAGCTCTTTGGGCCGTCGGCAAAGCCGCTGGAGATGAAGGGGACTTTATTGAAAACATAAAAACAAGACTTTCTGAGGCGGCAGTAGTGATTGGGCCTCTAATTGCAGTGCTTGGTGTGCTGCTTGTTATTATGGGAAATATTCTAATGGGCGTTGCTTTCATTATCCTTGGTGCGGCTCTATGGTCGGCAGGCAAAGCCGCTGGAGATGAAGGGGACTTTGTGCAAAACATTATCACAAGGTTACAAGAGGCGGCAGAAGCTATTGGGCCATGGATCGCCATAATTGGCATTGTGCTCTTGGTTGCAGGACAAATTCCCCTTGGAATAGGGTTAATTGTTCTTGGTATTGCGATATTTGCATTAGGGAAAATGGACATGGATGGCGGAGAATCATTAATTGATACCATTGTTTCGGCCTTATCTGCAGCAATGGTAGAAATATCTCCTTACATTGCGATAATTGGCCTCGTTTTGATTTTAGTTCCAGGTATGCAAGCAATAGGTATCGCACTGCTAATAGCTGGAATTGGGCTGTTTATTGCAGGAACCGCAATGGCTGCATCTAATGACAATGAAATGAAAAGCTGGGTTGAGGTGCTCCAACTCGATAAAGTTGAGCAGTGGGTTTCAACAGCTCTATTACTAGCAGGCATTGCTCTGGTTGCAATTGGAGCTATGACGCTTAATCCTCTTTTCCTTTTGGCTGGTATAGCGCTTTTAGGCGGAGGAGTGGCACTTAAAGCTTTAAACAGTGGAAGCGTCAAAACAGGCGGAGGATCTTTTTCGGCTGGTTCAGGGGCGGGAAGAATGTCTGCCCCAAAACTGGCTCTTGCAGATGTACCCATGCTTGCCAAAGGGGCTGTTATACCGCCGAACCGTGAGTTTTTAGCTGTCCTTGGTGACCAAAAGCGTGGAACTAACATTGAGGCCCCCACATCGGAAATCGAAGCGGCGGTGGCGCGTGGTATCCAGCGAAGCGGGATGGGCAGTGGAAGTGGAGATCGTACCACTATCCTTCAAATCGGAGAGCAGGAAATGGCACGCGTTGTTTACCGGCTGAACAATCAGCAGACACAAAGGATCGGTGTGCGGCTTGCGGAGGATTAAATGAGTTACATAAAACTAAACGGCACAGAATTTGATGCAGAGGTTGCAATTTCCTCCTATAACCGGAACTTTAATGTACTGGATGGCCCGAATGTCGGGCGCGTCTTGTCCGGCAGGATGGTCCGGGATGTTATCGGGACATATCTTGGACATAAAATTACTGTGTTCAGGAGAGGGGATGACTATGCCGGGTTAGATGCATTTTGGGATTATCTGTACCAGCATTCCATAGATGACTCTGTTTTGTTGGAGGCCGCAGACGGGCAGACTACCATATCCTATGAGGCATACTATACCAGCGCCTCCCAAGACATTGAAAAAGTCGAAAATGGTGTTAATTACTGGGGAGAGATTGAAGTGAACTTTATCCCTATTGACGCGCAATTAAAACGGTGATCGGGGTGTTTGTGTGAGCCAGAGCGTAATTGAATATGGCAAGTGGACGTTTTCAGGTACTGAAATAAAGTCTGGGCGGATTAACACAACTATATCCCTACTTCACTCAGAGCTTAATCCAAACTACTTCGAAACAGAGGTGGAGTGCGCAGATCCCGAAATTTTATCCTTTCAACGCAATACGCCCATCAAGTATTACAACGGTGGAGCCTTGATTGGAATTTTTTATGTCCAGTCAATTAAAAGGGCATCGGCCACGTCTTATAAAATCAAAGCGGATTCCGCCATCAGTCTGCTGAACGACAGACAGCATTATGGTGGGATTTATGCCGGAGATACGCTGCAAACCATCCTTGCAGGCCTGATCTCAGGCGTGCCTTATATTATTAAATCCAATTTACAGGGCGTGAAGTTATATGGATGGCTTCCAATTGCTACTCAGAAGGACAATCTTGCTCAAGTGCTGTTTGCCGTTGGGGCAACAATAAAAAGCGACCTTGATGGCATACTCCACATTGAGGGGTTGTGGGACGGAGTCAGCGGATCGGCGTCAAAAGATAAAATGTATGAGGGGCCGAGCGTAGATTACGCCTCTCTAGTTACGGGTGTTTCCGTGACAGAGCACCAGTATTTTACCGGCGGAGAATCTGTAACCCTGTTTGAGGGGACTACAACTGCCGGAGATATTATTACATTTAGTGATCCGATGTACAACCTCGAAGCAACGGGTTTTACCATATTGGAAAGTAATGCGAATTACGCCAAAGTATCCGTAGGGAGCGGAACGCTGACTGGAAACAAGTATATACACAACACAAGGGAAGTAACCGCGTCTGTATCTTCGTCTAGCAGCCAAAATGTTAAGACGGTAAAAGATGCAACATTAGTTTCGCTCGTGAACTCACGCGCTGTGGCCGATCGTCTGGCAAACTACTATAAGTGCATTCAGGAAATCAATGCAGATGTGGTTTATGGCGGCGAGAAGCCGGGTGACATCCTCTCTACTTGGCACCCCTACGACATGAAAAACGTTCCATCCTGCGTAAAAAGTGTGGATGTTACGGTATCCAACACGTTAAAAGCAAGTGAAAAGTCCCTTGTTGGGTTTTCCCCTGAACAGCTTAAGGATATGATAACCTATGATAAGCACCTCGTTCTGACAGGAAGCGGGACATGGACGGTCCCGGATGGGGCCGTTTCTGCGACTATAGTTTTGATCGATGGCGGACAGGATGGACAGAGCGGTAGCGAAGGGACGAACGGAACCGTTCCCAGCAATTCGAGCGACTCTGAAAACAAAAATTTCAGCAATGTGCCGCCGGACTCTCGTCAAACGACATCTGTCAGTGCAACGACAAGCGGCTCTGGTTCTGCAGGGAAGGGCGGCAATGGCGGAAAAGGGGGGGCAGGTGGCCGGATATACCAGACTGAAATCAGTTTGACACCGGGGGACGAAATCGCATACTCCTGTGGAGCTGTGGTTGCATATGGCGGAAGCAGCGAGACAAAATTCGGGACTCACAGTTCAGTTTCCGGGAGTAGAAATCCGTATGGGTACACGGACATTGTAACCGGAACTGTATATGCGAAATCTGGAACGGATGGAATAAAAGGCGGCGATGGAGGATCGAGCGGAAGTTCTGGGGAAGATGCAGGAACAGCAAAGGGGGGCAATCCGGGTAGTTACTCACCGGGAAATCTCCAAGATTCATCTACAATCCGTGGGCCTAATGGTGAAACTAATATTGCTACCGGAGCAACAGCATCATTCCGATTCGGAAATGCGGGCGGTGGCGGTGCAGGCGGAAATGGTGAGGCAGGTGGAGATGCATCCCTGTCGAATAGACCAGAAATTTCTGTATCGACAATCAGCGCCGGGTATGTCAGCGCTACCGGATATGCCATTGCCGGTGGTAATGGCGGCAACGGAGGCAACGGAGGCGATGCAAGTCAATATGGGTGTGGCGGCGATGGTGGACACGGAGGCGGCGGAACAGGTGCAAGCGGAACCTTAACAACACAGGTAGATGCTTATGTCTATTGGTACAATAGAAGTAGCACTGGGACTACAACATCACTAGATCTGAATTTATCAGTTAGTGCTTATGTGCGGAGTAGCCCTGCGCCCACTCGTGGCGCAGGAGGTTCTGGTGGGGCGGGCCAAGCCGGATGTATCATCATCTACTATAGACAGAACGAACAATCCAAAACCGGTCAAGTAGTGGATAAAAACAATAAGATGCTTCTAGACCGTCTTGGGCGTCGAGTGATTGTATAGGAGGATACGAGGATGCCGACAACAGAAGAGAGACTTGCAGCATTGGAAACGCT